GCATGATTTCTTCCAAATCGGACTGTAACATACGTACGCGTACGCCAGGGGTCCAGTATTGCTTCGTCGTAGGCGGCCCAGGCGGCTTAGGGATGTAGGGCGGCGTGTGCGTGGTGTCTACAGCCCATGCGTTCAAATCCCCGCCCGAGACGATAAGGCATTGATTTAGCGCTGCATTGTTCTGCGCGTACCAGTTCCCCAGCCCCGTGACCGGAGAAGGGAACGGGGGCACAGAGGGGCCGAGCAACACCTGATTACGCAAGAAGCCTTGCCGGTCCGGCAACAAATTGACGACCTGCTGCGCCCGGCCCGGTGCAAGGTGGGCTGGATCGGAGGTAACATCTACTCCCTGCGCCGCAGGAAGTAGCCACACCTTTTGTTTCGATCCGCTGGCCATGTTTTTATGCCCTTAGGTCGATAGCCTGCCCGCCCGTCACAGTAAGAGCCCCGGAAGGAGCGTTCTTAAGAGCATTGACAGTATACGTCGCCGAATCTCCGCTCCCCGATATCATGTCGTACAGGTCTGCGAGAACAGATTCGTCATTCGGAATAAGCGAGACGTCGCCGGCCGAGTTCGTAAGAATGGGGTCCGTCGGGTTTTTAAGAACCTGCGCCGACGGGCTCATACCCGTTGCATAGGAGCCCACCTGGACCACACCGTTAGCAAAGCTCCACTGCGTCTGCTGTATCTCCATGACCAGAGGCGCCATGTTCGCCGCACCTTGCAGATAGAGGATGGTCGTGACCCCGGAAGCGATACAGGCGTTCGGAAGACAGAGCCAGTAAAGCCCCGGCATGTTCGTCGAATCAACCTCAAGAAATCCGCCCGATACCCACGTCCCGAGCGTTGCCGTCGCGAGAGTAACCGCGGTGTCTGACGTATCTCCCGTTCGGACGTAGTAACAGGTAAGCCCGGAGGTGTTATACGCGAGCCCCGTCAAACCTGAGCCGTTCGCGACGGCGGAGTTCTGAATGAAAACGAAAACCGATTGGCCGGTTGCGCCCTGCTCCAGAATGATCTTCACGATACCCTCCTACCCATCACACCCGCCCATCATCCCCGCATTACCTATTGGCGTCCCGAGCGACCCATGCGGGCTCAGGCGGAAGAAACCCCCGCCGCTATAGGTCAGCGTTAGGTAAAACGACGTTATGTTCAGCGGGAGGTCAGAGGAGTACACCGTCAATGTAAGAGCCAGCGTACTCCCATTAAGCGCTTGTATGGCTGCCAAATCTATTCCCGTTGCCTCCGACGACTGTACATTATCGGGCGCATGAACCCAAATAATCGATCCTCCTGAGAACAGCCATTGGCTTCGGTCCAGCCTCTCCGCTGTAGTCTGGACGATCGTCCATTGCGCTGCCGTAATGCTCCCGAGAGGAAGGATGAAGTCAAAGACAACCGGGGTTATCGTTGTAACGTCTGCGGTCGCTGGCGAGCTGTAGACTGTCGAACTAGACATAGTCTCCCCTTAAAACTCGCAGACGAAATAGAGCCTGTCGCCGGCATTCTCCAGGTTGATCCAGACGTTCGAGAACCCCCCAATGCTTGAGGAAATGTTTGACGAGGCTGGAAGGTTAAGAACGCCTTGGGGCGGCGGATTGGCGTTCGACGAGGGGATTTCGGTCTGGTTGAACGCTATCTGCGCGCCGCTCGTCGCGCCGCCAATACTCCCATTATCGCCGCTGATGTTGACCGACTGGTACCAAAGCCCGGCGTCGCGCTGAAGCACTGAGCCGCCCGAGTTCTCATAGAACGTGCCGAACGGTTTATGCCCTGCGGCAATCAAGTTCGCCATCGACGTGTAGCAACTGCCGTCCGTGGCGACGATATACCAACCTGTATTTCCCGGGACGGCGCAACAGGTTATGCTATTAGGAGCCCACCTTGATATCAATCCCATCTTGCCCTCCTAGATGTAAATGAGCGTCGAAGCCAGCGTATCCGCCACACTTGCTGCGAGCGTTGCCCCGTGCGTCGTGCTTATCGGTCCTACAGTCGCCACATACCACGGCGCGCCCGTCATAACGATCGTGTTCCCCGTCGTGCTGTCCGTCCATGTATAGGTCGTGCTCTCGGTAGCCGGGACAAAAATCATGAACGTCGTACCCGCGAGGGGAATGGTATTTAGCGGAGTAGTAGAAACGATTGGCGTTACCTGCTGGTATTGCGCATTGGCGAGGTCCTGCACAAAGCCTGTTCCTCCGGGCCCGAGTGCCTGCGTCCCGCCCGCCGTCTCCACCAGACCCTGTAAGGTTATTTGCGCTGTCTCACTCATGTTAGCCTAACTCTTGTTTGAGCGCAGACCCGGCCCGCGCCTGTAGCTGCGATATCCGAACGAGAACGTCTGCGGCTTATTGACCCCCATCTTCCACGTCATCAATTCGTCTAAGCCCTGCTGGTAAAAAAGCGGGGCTATCGCCTGAAGGCGCGCCTGCGCCTCTGAATCTTGCGTGCAGGTCTCCAGCCACTTGACGGCCGCGCCGCGCCACACAATGTCTTGGTAGGATTCAGGTAACTGCTGGATGTAATCGCTATCGGAGATGGGCGGCAGAACCCCCATTCCCGCGTACAAATTCAACGTACCTGCAGACGCAGGAGCCGGGCTCAGAAACAACGTATAGGCCCGAACCCAGAACCGCTGAGGCACAGCCGGCCCCATGTTGTCATACTGGTACCCAGACTTATCCATATCGTCGGAGGTCCAGGCCTCAAGCACCTGCACATCGCCGACACCTCCGTTCCACGCCGCGCGCCTCACATCATTTATCAGGTTGCTCGACGCCGACAAGATGTTCTGTAACGGGATAGACGTCGGGCCTAACGTCGTCTGCGCCGCCACAGGATATTGAATGGACGTCGTTTCGGCAAAGCCGATGCGCCGGTTTACCTGCTCGATCGATGTCCAAATGCACTGGTTCAGGATTGCGTTCGTCGGGTCAGGACGGTTAGCGGGCGCATCCCCGGCATTACCCGTTCCGGTATCGATCGGCGGAGTAATACCGATCTCACGCCTGATGAAGTCACGAGCCTGTGCGCGGTTAAGCAGAGGCAAGGGTCAGTCCTTTCGATGATTGTAATCATATGAGCGAAATCGCGGGTCACATGTCTGGCCGTATTCATCCGTAGTCAGGTTGTCCGTGTATGTCTCGGCAAGGGTCCAGGGGTCAGTAGTTCTCAACCCCCGGAATACCTTCCCGAAAAGCGGTCTTCCCTGACGATAGATTATTGGCTTTTTATCTACCATTTTTCACCTCAGATCGGCCAGTACAGAACGTAGAGAGTCCCGACCAGGCCCGCAGTAGACGCCGAGCCCGTAACAGTAATAGCCTGGCTAGCCGTCTCGGTGAGCCCCACGATACTCGAAATAAAGACGCCAGGCGCCGTATGAACGTCCTGCGCCGAGAAGAGGTTGCTTGCGCTCGTCGTCGTGTTAGCAGCAACACCAACACTCAACGAAGCCGCACCGGTTGACGCAGTCGTGATGTTCATCCACGCCAGGACGGCAAACAGGCTGCCCCCGATTACATTTGACTCAGCGCCGACTGCCCCGCCTGTTGTGGCCGCCGTGCCAACAAGCGGTATCACGACCACTTCAGGCAAACGTCGCCCCGAAACAACGCCTGCCCCTTGATGAAGCATGTTCAACTCGGCGGCTGTCGCCGTCATTTCAACTCCCTCTTGGTAGAGGTTCCCCGAAGCGTCAGCAACAACGGTTGGAGACGTTTCCGGTCCGACACCAAGACCGCCGGCAGCTAAGAACTGACTCGCGGTACTCGATTGGGTAGCCATCTTCAGCCCTCCTTCCTAAGAGCCGCTTCTACCGCCGCCTCGACTTTTTCGAGAATCGTAGGAGCAGCGATCTCTACAGCCTGCTCAACCGCGGTCGTCGCCACCTGAGAACCCACCTCAATAGAGGTAGCTTCTGTTGCCGGCAAGGCATTTGAGAGATAGTTGGTAAGCGCCTTGTGTACGCCGACAAGGCGGTTTGCAATGATGCTTCCGCCTGTCGCGATCGCCGCGCCGGCAAGCGTTCCGATTTCAGCACGCAAGGCGGCGAGCGCATCCGCAATTTCCGGCTGTGTTATCGTCGAAGCATCCGCCTCTAACTGATCCATGTTCCACATGTTGCCCCCTTACATTCCTCTGGAGCCGTAACAGGAACGCCAGTCCGACGCGCCGATCGCCGTCCGCATGGTCACATTGATTATCTGGGCAAGCACGTTCTGGTCCCAGTAGACGAAAGACCGCGGGGGCTGGCGCCAGAAGAAGTGTAGATGGTGCTCGTGTCCAACGAAGAACCACGAGTTGTTTCCGCCGGTCGCGCCGCCTGTGGCGCCGCCGTAGGCCCAGTACGGCCAGTAGATAGGCGTGACATTGTCCTCGCTGTTGAAGTTATAGTTGAAGTCGGCCGTGTTGGGGTACATCGGCGCCCGAAGTACCTGCGGCACGATATACTGCCACGCCGGATTAAAAATCCCATACCGTGGACGGTCGTTGATATAGGTCAGGTTGTCCGGCCTGAGCTGCGTTCTCAAATTCGTCGCGCAGGCCTGATAGCTTGTCACGGAGAAATCAACGTCGGTCGAGGGACGGTTCGCGTACGTGACCCCCAACTGTGAAGATGAAACCGGGTGTGCTGTGTTGAACAGGCTCACATTGTCCGGCATCGTCGAAACAGCGCCCGAAGCGAATCCCTCTATGCCGAAGAACTGAGCGACATAGTATTCGACCGCCGTGCGGTACGCGACACCCATAAAGCCCGATTTCATTGCCAGCGCCCGGTGGATCACCCCGTACAGGTCGTCCTCTTCGTCCTCATAAGGGATCTGATCTCCCAGCCCCCAGCCCTGGACTATATACTGCTTGCTGAAGCTCGCGGCGAACTGCCCGGATTCTACGGGCGTTCCGGGATAACGCGGCGTCATCGGAAGCCCGTATCCGCTCCACCCCTGGTGCCAGATATATCGCGAGGACGTGTCTTCCACGTGCATGAACAGACGGTATACGGGGTCATATTCCGCCAACGTCCGCAGTATGTTCTCGTCGATGCCTCTCTGATAAATAGGGGCCAGACCACTTGAAGCCATTTTGACAACCTCCTTTTAAAAGGGTCTTTAGTACCCGCTCACGTTATAGGCTACGCCGTTCGCAGCCTGGGAGAAAGACGGCGTGAACTCGAAGAACATCTCCGGCGTCGGCGTCAGCGGCGAAGTGGAACCCGTCCACCCCTTGCCTGCGCCGACCGTCGCGGCGTACAGCGGGTCATTGGTGTTCCATCCTAGGAAGTGAGCGATCTGTAACCCTGGCGTTGCCTGAATGTCTAGGAAGTAATACATCTGGCCCAACGGAAGGCCGTTCGTGCCAGTCCCGAGCAGGAGAGTAATGCCGCCTAGTTGCCCGCCTGCCAGAGCTTCAAGCGTGGCGAATGAACGCGTCGTACCACCGTAGAAGCGCGCAGCGAAGATGTTCCCGCTGGCGCTGTCCACCGGGACAACGCCGTACCCCGTCGTCGGGTCATTCGGATAAAGCTGAGACTCGCCGTATGGATACGGGATGTTGGCTGGAAAAAGAGTGGCGGGGGTCTGCGGAAACTGCGACGCGTTGCTCGCGGCGTTGCAAAGCGCCACGCCATACACGCCGGCAGTGGCGCCCCCGCTCGCGTGATTGGACTGGTAATAGTTCGACGAGCTGGCCTGGTCGGCCGCGAGCAGCTCGCGAACCACAGGCGCGCCCGACCCACTGTAGGTTGCCCCTACCGTCTGTACGAGGATGTCCCCCTGCATGATCTGCCCGCTGGCGGTCGCAGTGGACGCACCGTTGGCGCTGATAGGGAGCAAACCAGTTATCCGGTTAGCAGCGACCGTTTTCCCGCCCTGCTGATATGCGAACCGTACACCCGGCATAGTATCTACTTTCCTTTCCCGGCTCGGTTTCGGACCTGGCCGAGTGCTGATCGTGGATTGATTTCCGGCGCGAACCCGACACCCGAGTTGGAGTACGAACGCGGCTTCTCATTGCGTTTGACCTCTTCGAGCATTCTTGCTCTTATCGGGTCCTTCGCACTCCGTCCGGCCAGGAGAATATCTACCATTTCCTCCTGTGTTTTGGGTGCGGCGCGCGGCCCGAGGCGATATTGCTCGGACTCGACCCTCGGATCTATCCCACGGCGCCTCATGGCAAGCTCGGCTTCCATGAGCGACATGCCCGCCGTGGGGCTCGACCCACCCACCATCCCGGTCTCATGATGATAGCGGGATATTTCTTCTTTCATGGCGATCCGCTCGTCGATCGTCATCTGCTCCCACTGTTCCGCGGGGAATTGCCCGCCGGACGGCGTCATGTGCTGGTTAATAGGAGGGCGTGTAACCTGCCCCGTCTGGAGATTGACCCTCTGCCCGCTCTCGCGGGCTTCCTTCACCTCTTTATCCCGCTTTTCTTGCTCCTTCCGATGTCTCATCGGGATCGCCATCATCACGTAGTCTTTTCCCAAGTTCACGACGTCGCCCTTGCCATCCGGCGGCTTGACGAGGAAGGAGCCTTCGTGTTCGGACTCGATCTCCGTGGGGCGATCGTCCCTATCGTAGTAATTGGGATTCCGGCATGGATACAAATAGAATTCAGTACCGATCCCTGTCACATTATTTGCCTTGTCCAGCTTTTCGCAGTAGGCCTTGGTAAACTTTCGAGTAGTCCAGTCCTGGGGACGCTCCCACGGCGGGCAATTTCTGTCCAGGTTACAACTCCGTTCCTTCATCGTGCCGTCTTCCACGTGTGTCGTGCCACCGCGAGGTCTCGCGCCATCCATCACGTGCTGTTCCGGCATTGCATCAGTTGCCATTAGATTGTCCTCGTTCCTTTCACAACGCCCGGCGTCTTGACGGCCTCTTCTGCTTCCTCTCGCGACAGGCCGTACTCTTTTACGTAGTAGTCAATCGGCGACGAACTTCTCGTCACGCTGGACGGGGAGCCTCCGCCGGTGCTAACCGGCGTCCGCTGCGGCGCCGCCAACTGAGGCTGCCGCGGCGCCGGCTGCTTCTTTGAACCGTTCCACGCCTTGATGAAGTCCTCAACGGCTTCGTCACCGCGTGTTTCAGAGTCCCGGACAACCTCGGTAAAGAGCGCAGCCCGGATCATGCCCGGTTGATGCCGCTTATCAGCAGCAACTTGCTGTAGATTGCGGGATATTCCAGCTCCGTACCGCTCCACCAACTCTTGGCGTCCTGCCAAGAGGCGCGTCATCTGCATTTGAGCAGAGGAAGTGGCCTGCATCTCGTTCCGAACCGTGTTTTGCGTTATGGCCATCAGACGACGCGTATATTGGACAGGATCGAACGTATCCAGCGTGGGATCGATAAGTGGCGCTAACTCGTCGATGTCCGATTGCAGGATAGCTTCTGTCCCCGGAATATCCGGGGTAGGAACAGGCTTGGGCGCTACTTGGGATGCTTGGGAAGGTTCGGCTTGACTGCCACCGTACCCATTGGCGGGCCCTTGATCACCGGCGGCGCCTTGGTCGCCGGCGCCTGCGTCTTCGGACTCAAAATCTTCGTCTTCATTCTCAGAACCTCCATTGTCCAGAAGATTGTCTTCGGGCTCATCAAGATCATCTTGGGGGAAGCCCTGCCCGCTGGGAGTCTGCAAATCGTCCTCGGATTGCGACTGTTGTGTTAGGTCGCTCATCTGTTTCCTCTTGCTTTCCGGCCTTTGTCGCTGCTCGGGATGCCTTTGTAGGCGTTTCTAGAACATCCGTCAGCACAGCGATCTGGCCTTGAATGTAACGAACATCCTCGATAGAGCCGCTGATCGCCAACTTCTCGTACAAGGACTTCCGGCGCTCGCTCAACAACGGCACAACAAGATACGTCCATGCGGGGCTAGCCTTGAGCTGCGCCCACGACACTTCCAGTGTTTCCGCGTCCGTTTCCACTTGATGCTCCGTTCATCGACATTGGGGACGGCACAGGCGATGCTTGGGCCTGACCTGAAACTTCAGGACGTTCACCGATGTAATCTTCAGGATCGTGGACGTCAATATCGATCAAAACTTGCCGGCTGGCATACCAGAGATGTTCAAGATCCTTGGGGTCCGCAACCTTACCTTTTGTCTCAAGATAGCCGGTTGCAATCTGGAGGGCCATTTGCGCTTTGTTTATACGGGCCTCCGAATTGGCGCTTGACGTGGATCCCATGGCGCGATAGATGTAATTTCCTTTCAAGGTTGACATCGTTAACTTTTTGCCGCGGCCCTGATCGTCCGCGAAAGCGATGGGCTCGTCATCCCCCATTTTGTCCTGGCAAAGAGTGATGAGCCATGCGAAGAGTTCGTTCGCCCCGCGCAGGAAGTTCGATATCATGCAATCCTGAAGGCTCGCCGCCGTCGCCTGAACCTGCTTCATTTCCTCGTTCTTGCGGACTTTGCCCTGGAGTTGTCCAAATCCTCCAGAATAAAGCCCTTCGGCTCTGGCATCAAGGATTCCCTGCAGCTCAAGGCCGAGACGCGCGTTGCTTTCCATCCGCATAGGCTCCATCTCCTCAAGACTCGTCTTGCATTTGTAGACAGAACCGGGTCCAAACTCAAAATCTTCATTGTCTTTCAGGCTGCTTTCAAGCGCCTTGAATGTCGGAGACATCTCAATATTGAGGCCGTCGATAACGGCGCGAATGTTCGCGTTCCCTTGACACTGAAGAGAGTCAAGTTCACTGGCAAGACAGCGCGTGTACATGCTGCCGGGCTCTTTGCCGGTGTGGAACTTCACGTAGGGACGGCGCGAGTACGGAGAAAAATCGATCCGCAGAAATATCTTGGGTTCAGACTTAGAGCAAACGCATTCGAGTTCCGTATTCCACAGGTACTCTGGGAGCTTGAGCGATCCGTCAACATCTTGAAGAACGGGCATCTTCGTGTACCACAAGAAGAACTCGTAGAACTCAGACTCGCTCTGTTCGCCGGTCCCCCACTGAATATCCACGTGCTCTTGCTGCTGGCTCATCCTGGTATCGGTAGGATGGTGCGCGAGCAGCGTCATAACGGAGTCTCGATCGTATCCGTAATCCTCGATACCGACCAGCAAATCTTGCTTCGTGAGGTATATCCGCTCGCCAAAACCTACCGCGGATTGAGGGTCTTTGGAGGCAAAAGGATAGTGGTAGATGTTCCCTGTATCTACGACCTCAACGTCCGGGCCTCGGTAATCTACCTCTTTCGTGCCGACAAGAACCTTCTCGTAAGCAACGCGTCCTTCTTCCGGGTGCTCGACGATTTCGCCAGTTTCAAGGTCCCGATATTGGACCGACCGCATAACCCTCTGAGTCTCTTTCCATCCCACCCGTATGAAGGCGGCTGGATAGCGCGCGGCATTGTAGTAAGCATCTGCCAATCGATCGCCTAAATTGATTTCGGCGCCCTTGGACGCAAGGAAATCTTCCTGGATTTCGGCGCTCTCTTTGTCTGCGGGGTCCACCGCGTCAACAAGACAAAGCGGTGACTTGTGAAATATCGCAGTACCCTGGGCGTCGGTGAAGAGGAGGGCTTTTAGAGTAAGGGGGTCATCTACCGTTGCGGCATTTTGCCAGCGCGTCGGCCCGGACTGCTGTCCCAAGAGGCCGTCTATCTGCGCGTTGTATTGCAGCAACAGCTCGTCGCGCGTCGAAGCCGACTGGACGGCGGTCTCTATGTTTCTGACTATTTCTTCCTGGACTTCGGTCAGAAGCTCCTCGGAAATATCTAGATGAAACTCTGCAGGCAAGCGAAAGGCTCCCTCCGTCTGTGTAGGAAGTGGGAGCCTTTCGCGCTACAGCCTCCAGATGGATCGCCCCATGTTCCTATTAGCTACTTATGGCCCTTGCGAGGATGTTTGCGTCGATTCATAGCTACCACTTCCCTTCTATGGAATTTTTCGGCAGGGGTATTGCGAAACGCTACTCGACCTGCCGGGACATAAAAATCTTGTGCCTTTACACCTTCAAATGAGAGGCCACGAACGCCGTTCATGGCCTCTAGCAACACGAGGAGAGAACATCTATAGAATATACCTATCCATAGTGGCAAGTCAATTAGCAAAACCTTCTAAATCAGCGCATTGCGCTTTTCAGCCACGGCGCCCCGAAGGACGTTCACGATAGCCTCCGCGTGCGCTTCATAAACCATCTCGCAAAACCAATCACAACGAATGTCCCGGCGCACCAGAAAAAGAACGCAAGGTTCGTCGTAGATGTAAGAGCGCCGGCCTGGTCTATGATCTTGCCTGAGAACCCATTGATGCTTTTCTACAAGCGCTTCCGTGTCTCGCCACAACTTGAGACGGTCGCACCAGGTAGCATAACACGTAATCGGCGCCAGGTCTACCGAGTACCGTTCCGAGATCTTATGGGTTGTTAGGAACTGACGAAGCGGCACATCAACCATCCTCTACTCACAAATGTGAGTGTTTTAATCGTTGTTGCTTCGGGCACGGATCGTATTCGCGATCTGAGAGGCGCACCCCCAGTGGTAAATGCGGCCTTCCTCTGCGATCAACGCGCAAGATTCCCGTTCGGCGCGAACAGACTCTAAAATACCTTGCTTTATGCGGTCTTCCAGCCATTCCAACTGGTCCTGGCTAAAGTTCCACGACGTCGCGGCCCTTATCACTTTCATCTGCGTCTACCCGTCCTCTCCCCAGGATATAACGGCTCCCGGCGACGGCCCGTTAGCTCTTTGCTCATCCCGCGCGAGCGCTTCTGCGGCGGGTGCCAGCCCAACGTACAGAAGTACATCGCCGTAATACCGTGGTCGTCTCGCGAGATAACCTTCTCGGGACCAACCGGCGTCAGCCCTTCTTCCCAGGCTTTTTGCTCACGTTGTTTCCGGCTGTCATAGCGATACACGCCCATCTCAAGCCCGAGCGCATACTGCATCCATCCGTTCGGGTTGTTTCTTCCCTTACCTTGTACGGGGACCTCCTGAAGCGCCTTGCTTTTCAGGAACATCAACGAAGGCATACCGATCTGGTACTTCCCTGTATCGGGGTCTTCGTCGCCTTCCTCTTCAAGATAAACATGGGGCATCGACGGGTCCCCATGCAATAGGCTATGGACGTGCATCCAGGATGTCTGCGTGCGATAGGACGATGGAGTCTGGCAGGGGATGCCCCATGTCGAGAACTCGTCCAGAATCGTCTTCAGGTCTGGGCCGGACTTCTGATTGCTGCTCACGGGGTCAATCCAGTACTCTACGTTGCGCCAGCCGGCCGTTTTCTCAAGGATGAGGTTTGCAATATCCTGCCATACCAGACCCTTGACATATATCTCGTCGAAACCGAGTAGATGCTTCACCGGATCAAAAGGATCCCCGGTCGGAGTCTCGACAAAGAATTCAACAGCCCAAGGGGAGCTCGCGCCGGCGGTATCGATCCCGACGATCAACTTCCAGTGTTCCTTAATGCACTCGGGAAACGGCTTGTCGAGTTTATCAAGCTGCCAATACTTGACCACATCATCAATATCGACGAGGTTCCGTTTCATCGAAAAATACGGTTCGCCAAAGACCAGCAGATCGATCGGATCGAACGACCCCATAACCATCCTTCTTCGGAGCGAATCGTCCATCTGATAGTTGTCGAGCATGCTCTCGATGTAGCCCTTCGCGTTTTTCGTGTTGGTGGTCGAGCCCGACGCTACCGCATAATACACGGAGCCGTCTGCTCCTATGCGCTCCCATTCTTCATACTTCGCGCCGAGGCCTAGAGGGTCATCCTCCGGCCTCACCAGCCAGGTAACTTTCGGTGACTGGCGCATCGGCGAGTCTTTTATCCATGTAGCCCAAACCCAGTTATGGCCGCTGGGGTTCTGTTCTGCAATGACAATACGCGGATAGTTCCTACTCGGCGTTCTCATGCGCTGAAGGAGCATGTTGAAGATCGCGCGCCCCTTCTGGTTATCGTTGCCGCCGATTTCGGACGCTTCGCACAAATGCATAACCGTACAGGAGAAGCCTTTAACCTTGCTCGGATCATCAAAAGCGTGAAAGGTCCACGTAGATCCGTTCTTAAACGTGTAGACCCGGGTCTTGAGATTGATGCGCTCGATAAGCGGGCTATCGTCAGGCAAGATCTCGCGAAGCGACGGCCACCCAAATTGGTCTATGTAATAGTCGTACGGGTAAATAGACCATACTGAAATCTTGGGATACTTCCTCACGATGCTCAGCATCTCCACGAAACACCCGATGGACTTTCCGGACCCCACGCCGCCCGAATGGAGCATGTACCACGTTTTATCCTTCATCGGAGTCTTACCGCTCGGGGAGATCTTGTTATGGATCGCTAGCTGATGCGGAAGGATCTCGCGGGACACGGTTATGGTCCCGTCTTCATTTAACACTTCTCGCGGAGGATACATGGACGCAAGCGTATAAGGTTCCGTCATGCCCTCCAGCGCGTCCGTAATGGATTGGTGGGTAGAGGACAACCACCTTGCACTTGCTAAGAGAGTCCGGTTTGGCACAAGGCACCCCTGTTAGATAGATACCTCGAGAATACCACAAACGACGCACCATCGGGAGTCTTGATACTTGCTTCTGTCCCACTGATGCGGATGCGGCGGCGCTCCCGGCCCCGTTAACCTCCGTGAGGCTCCACGCGCCACAGCGGTGGCAGGCGCTATCTTGGACGGGACACACTCTGCTATATCGCAATAGAGGTTCCCGTCATGCCAGCGCAGGGGATGAGGCGCATTGCCGTCAGCCCGGACTATCAACGGCATCTTACTCGAAACGTGCATCTTCCTGCTCCTTATCATCTTGGATTGACCCGAGCGCCGGCGGAATAACCCTGCCGCGCAGCTCGTCAAGCACCACCGCAAGCGTATTTGTTACGTACTGCGACATCATTCTGGCAAGTTTCTGGTAAGTCTCCTCCGTTGGGCAATACTCGTCAAGCATCTCTTCCCGAGGAATACTCTGGAGACGACCGATAATGGAAGTGGAGAAATGGAGGAAGGCCTCTTCGACATCGACAGGAGAAACCGCGGCTGCACGATAGGCTTCCGACTCTGTATGCGTCCGCTCCGTCTGCGCTACAATAAACTGCTTCTGATGGGCGACCATCTCGGAGAGGGCGACGTCCTTACGCGCGCGCGCTATGATCGCCATTAAATTCCCGACCGTCTCGGGCATCGCACCGGAAATCTCTAAAACAATCCGAATCGCTTTCGGGTCCGGAGAGATCGTGTAGTACTGAGGTTGAGTGTTCCCGCGAAGGTCCACTACCTGTTTTTCTACGCAACAACCCTTTGCCTTCTCCACCAGGGCCTTCAGAATTTCCTCCAATGTCTGCGGGTCAAGCTGACGCGCGAGCGCCTCGCGACGGCTTAACCCGTTATTGACAAAGGCAAACCCCTTTGCAAGAGCCATTTCGGCCGGAGCTTTTCTCGGCATAATGAATCCTTATGTGCGCGTGCGCGCGTGTAACACGAATTTGAGAAAACGTGACACGACAAAACGTAACGGTTTACTCACATATGTGAGTAAATTCGGCGCCGACGTTAAGGACGCTCCCTCACTGTATAAGTTCCAGACCCTGCGCAGGAAGCGCCGATGCCGTAACCACCAGGCTATCCTCGGGCATGATAAACAGGTTCGGATGTTCGCTGGGAGGATCGCTCTTGAAAATGGCCGGCACACTCTCTGTCCGCGGGCGAGCGGGGGGACCGCACAGCCACGTCTCCAACTCGCGCAGAACCGCATCCGCCTTCTCCGAAGTCTTGTACTCGCCCAGAACAAGCATGCCTGGCTGAGCTATCACCGCCGTACTGGTCCTGTCCGCGCTAATCGCCATCCCTAAGAGCATGACGTTCGCAGTGTTCACGATGTTGCCGCCCTGACAACGTATTATCATCATTACGACTTCCCTCCTGCTTGTCTCAATTTCAGTATCGACTCAGCCTTTGATACCGCCTCCTCAACCGTATCAAATGGACCCACCAACGCAGATCGACACTCCCCTATCCAGGGCAAAGGCCAAAGATACCAACCCGAGCCCATCATAGAGCTGCAAACGTCGATGGAGTGGTACGCATCCACGAGACCGGAAAGGTTAACATGGTAGACCGTTGCGTATGACAGCAACTTGCGCAGCGACACTACCTCTGCTCCTGCCGGAATCCTATCCGCATCCTCCGACAATGTACCGTCAAGAGATCTTAGAACCGCATCCCGAACCAAAGCACTCACACTCATACCGCGAGACTCCGCTACCGATATCAGACGACGATAATCCGGCTCTGCCAAACGCACAGACGTCGGTACCATCCAAAGGGGATCGTGAGCAGAACGAGAACGCCTAGTCATACCTCTCCTCCATCTATATCCACAACACTTATTCTACACGGAGTAGTACATGAATACATTATAGCAGAAAAAGCCACATGTGCGCGAACTATCCGCCCAGCGTGCAGAAGACGTCCGCTATCGGTCACGGCCGGGGCGGTCATCGGTGTCCAGGTAGGTCATCGGTGTCCAGGTAGGTTCGAGGGATGGTCCCCCAGCAGTGTTTGAGCGTCCTCTGTGTCACGTGGAGGCCTCTACGTCTGGCCCTGGCTCTCGCGCAGGCGTGCCGTATCACTATGTACAGCCAGGCCTCCTGATACCCTGCGTCGGCTCCACTCACAACGTGTGATCATCACACATTTGGTCAGGGCCGTCAAACTCCAGCA